CGCTAGTATCTGTGTTTTCGTAGTTCTTATAACTAAGCTTTTTAATTTTGTTAGCTTAAATTGAAACCCACAAACATCACAGTCCGCTATCGCATTCTTTTTACTAGCGAAAGCGTTACTCATTAAACCATTCTACCTTTGGTTCTACCGCGTATAGCTATACCATCGCGTTTACATTTTTTAACAGCTCCGCCAGCTTTCATATATCCCATTTTGTTACGGACTTTTGTAGGTAACTTTTTTAGTCCGGGATTAGCAGGTGGTTTTAGTGTTCCACCAGCTTTCTTTTTAATTGTTTTCTTATTTTCTTTTTCTGCACGTTTGTCCATAGCGTCTTTTACTGCTTCACGTGCCATATCATCTGGGTACATTTCTTTAAGTTCTTTTGGAGTCGGTTCTCTAAACGTAACTGTAGGTTTATTTGATTTTTTCTCTGGCATTTTAATTCTCCTTATACGTATGATTGTCTAGGTGCTATAGATAATGTGGCTTTTTCTCTGTCTTCCGTAGAAGCAAGTAGCCACTGTTCTTCATATTCTTGTTTTAAAAATTGTATCTTAGGTCCTGCTTCTGGAATCTTTAGTGATAGATAATAAGCAAGTCCAGCAACCATACAAGGTAAAAACCTAAAGGGTATATGCTGGGTATTAACGCCCGTGCCCGCATCGTCAATTCTTTTTAAAAACCAATAAACAAAAGTATAACTTCCGTCATTTGGGATAGGCCATAAAGTTATTTTAGGAACCGCTGCCTGTCTATCTATATAAACTTGTATGGGTCTGCCCGTGTCATTTTTACTAGGTATAGAAGCATAGGTAGGATTAGATATTCTAGATATAGTTATATCTGCTTGTGTTGTTCCCGTCCCTGTTCTAATAACCTGACTGATAAGATCAATAGTAGTTGTAGGTAGATCATATGTTGCAGTGTCTTGAACAAGAGGAATAGTAGCTTGTTCTACAGTCCAAAGATTAATACCCCGGTTAGCCCATTCAATAGTAAGTAAATTCAAACTGCGAGTAGCCGTTCTTAAATCATAGCCTGTTCTAAGTTCCGCACCGCAACGCTCAAACGCTTCTTCTACTAGCAAGTTAAGATCAAGATTAAAGTTGTGCGTATTTGTCGTTGTCATTATTTCTTACCTTTTCTTTTAAGTGCCGCTACTCTACGAGGTTTACCCGCTGGTTGCCCAAGTCTTTTCTTTTGAGCTATACGCGATCTTTTTTGTGCTGGTGTCATCTCTCCAGATGTTTTTGGAGTTTTAGCGGAAACACGTTTAGAAGGTCTGCAGTAAGGCGTACCACGAGTCTCACCTTTTTTTCTACCACAAGCTTTACCTGTTCTTACGTCTTTCCAATCTTCTTTAAACCAGCGTTTTAAAGATGCGCCTTTTTTGGTTTTACGAACAGCCATTATTTACCCGCTTTCTTTTTCCTGCATTTAGCAATAGCCCCAGAAGCATAAGCGCTAGGAAAGACTCTATAACTAGCCTTTACCTTTTTATAGCAAGCATCTTTTACGCTCCCGCCTTTCTTTAACTTTAAAGACTCAAGAGTCTTAGCTTGTTTAGCGTGTGACTTAGAAGCTTTCTTTAAACCCTTTACGACCTTGTTAACTTTATTTGTAACTGCGCCGCCTGCTTTCATTTTAGTAGGTTTAGTGTGTCCATAGCCTTTTTTCTTTAGCTCTAGATGTTTAGCCATAGTTGGAGCTTTAACTCCTTTACCCGTCTTTTTATCATACATCATATGAGACTTAAAAACCGAACCGCCAGCTTTCATCTTTTTAGGGTTTATAATACCCATACCACGAGAAGCTCTCATATTAAACCATTCTACCGCGAGTGTGCCCGCGTTTAGCTATACCGTCTGCACGTGTAGATGCTGATGATTTGCTTTTACCTTTAACTTTTCCACCTTTTTTCATGGTTGTGCCTTTAGCTTTCATAGGAGCTTTAGATCCACCTGTTCTTGCTAATGCTCGACCCATTTTATCATCTATAGAACCACCCGCTTTCATTTTAAGCTCACGTCTAATACGGCTTTTTTCATCACGAAGATCACGGCGACCTGAAGTAGTATCAGCGCGTTCTGCATCAACTCTACCCAGCTCTTCCGTTCTATTTTCACGAGAAGTATTACCCCCCGCTTTCATTTTTTTAACACCGCCACCTTTTTTCATGCCCCCCATAGCAGCTTGTCTACGTTGTGCTTCCATAGCCATAGCCATTTTTGGGTCCATAGCGCGAGCACCGGCTTTATCAGCCATAGCCATACCGCCACCCATCATTTTCTTGACTTTGCCGCCCTTCATCATTTTCTTGACTTTGCCACCATTCATCATTTTCTTATTATACATCTTGCTCTCCTTAGAATATTCTTCACCCACAGACTGTGGAATGTTTACCTTTTTAGCAAACTTAGGGTTATTAGCCACCGCCTGCATTAGTTTAAGTTGTTTGGCGCTTTTAGCTGGCATTACTTACCAGCCCACCAATATATAACCGTTGTAATTGCACTGCCGATAGCACCACAAAACCACATAGCCATTCTTCTACCGCCCTTTATTTCAGATAACATAGTTTCAATATTATCAACAGCAATTTTTAGGTGGCGAATATCTTCTTTCACTTCGTCCATATCTTTTTGCATATGGTCAATAGCTACTGAATGTTCTCCTAGTTCACGTTCGGTACTCATTAGCATTTCCACCTTTTTAATGATGCTGCTTTTCTAGTAGGACGACCTTTAGAATCTTTCATAGGGCCTTTCATACCAGACATTCGTGCACAAAAAGATTTACGGCGAGCCGCATCCTTTTTCGTTTTGGGATTGGGTGCAGGAGCCTTGAGATTAGCTCCAGTTTTTCGATTATATTTAGCGCGACCTTTCGCAGTAAGACCCGCTCCTTTAGAGACGGGGAGCTTTTCGCCCCTTCCTACTGCTAAAGATACGCCTTTTTTTCTAGCTTTAGGTTTAGCTTTCTTTGCCGTTGCCATACATTACCCACAAAATAGTGTGTAGTCAGTTATGTTAGTTGGTATTACTTCTGCAAAGTCATTAGTCTGTCTAGCAGTTAAAATTCCTTGACCCGGTAATTGTAGCTGCTCAACAAGTGTAGCGCCCGCAGGTGTAGAAATATTAAATATTGTGTTTACCACAGAATCTACACTATTTATTCGCACAACAAGGCTTCCAGCTGTACCACTACACAATACATAAAAACCTTTTATGCGCGCTCTGGGTAAGAATAAATTTCCTGTTGTACCAACAGATACATCATTTGTGGATGCGCCGCTTGCAACAACACTAGTAATAGATGCAAAAGGAATTGTACCTGCTGCTGTAGTAGCGTTAGGTCCTGTAATAACCTCGCTAACATCACCGCTAGATATACTACCTACTCTACGCCCTGTTACAGTAAAAGTAATACCACGATCGTCTCCATCTGAGGTAATACTTACTAAATAACCTGCCCCGTTTAACGCGGGGCTATCGGTTAACAACGTAAGAGTAAGAGCATCAGCTGCAATAGTTGCGGCAGCGCGATAAGTAGTGTTACTTACCGTAGGGTTAATTGCCCAAATATCTCCGTCCATAATAATTTCCTAGTCTATTAAACTCTAGTTGAGAATGGTGTAGCTGGTGTTGAAGCAGTAGGAAATACCGATACCCCTTCTAGTTTCCATGCTGCTGCACCAACTGCAGTTAGAGTAAATGTAGAACCCGCGTCTCCGCCTTGAGTAGTACCATTAAATGTAACTGAATTAGCTGTACCGGGAGTGTGGAAAAATGCAGCTACACCAGCATCGTTAGCATCATCACAGAAATTAATAGTTCCAAAAATTACATCAGTGACGGCGCCAGTATTAATAATAAGGCTAGTTGTAAGATCAGCTATTACAGTAAATCTAAACTGCATACCTAAATTACTTGTTTGATTAGGATCAGAAGCTCCGCCTTGACCTTGACCTGCAGCTGCGTTAGCGCCTGGATTAACTGCATTAATAAGAGGTAGAGTAAATGTACCGCCATCTGCAGAAACAGTAAGTTCTTTACCGGCGTGTCCGGGTGAACCTACAGTTGCTGGCAATACGCCAGGAGCTGAAGCTGCTACAGGGAGCGCGGTTAGAGTAAGAGTACCGCCAGTCAAAGCTGCGGTTGCATCAATTGCGTTATTGAAGCCGGACTCAACAAATCCACCAAGGGATCTGACTGGACCAGCAAAAGTGGTTATAGCCATTTTAATTCTCCATACAAAGTTAAGCTTATTAGTCGTGTATGCGTCTGCCGGGGCAGTCTAATAAGCCGGATTTTTCCCGGAATATTATGATACTACACTTATTAAAATGATTATACAACAGAAAAAGAAAAACCCTGGTGGAGGATGACACCAGGGTTTTCCGCCGAGCCAGTGCTACTTATGCAGCACCTTGAGAACCCCACATACCTAGTGGGTCAGACCAACCAAACGAGTAACGCTCACGAGCTTTGTAACGTACATTGCCTGTGTCGAAGTCGCCGTCCATAGAAGTAGTAAGCGGAGTTCTTTCGAAATGCTTCATACCGTTAGGAACATCAGTTGTAAGGAAGTACGCATCACCATCAGTTAAGAAGTGGTTTACAGTATATCCTTCTGGAATTGCACCGTTAGTACGTAGTGCGTTGATATCGTTATCAGCAGTAGCTACACGTAGCTCTGTATCTAATAGACGAGTCGCAACGAACTGCAACGAAGGTGGAATTACTAGTTTACGAGGTTTCGCTGCTATTAACAGTCCACGCTCATCAGTCCAAGCTGCGATTTGAATTACAGCATTTTCCAACGCTGTTTCGTTCAAGTCTGTAGCGACTGCTTGAGTGTTGCTGTTTACGCCACCAGAAACTAATGGGTGGTTAGCATTGAACAATGACACATTATCTCCACCAGGGAAAGCTGCGTTGAAGCCGTTGTTTAGTACATTGGCCG